TGACTGATGTATTACAGCACTGCCTTCTGCATACTTAGGATGTGGTACATCTATTTCTTCCCAGTAACCGTTAGCATGTGCAGTAAACGTTACACCAGCAAAATTTGTATCGTCTAACATTGCCTGTGTTAAAAAACTGATATCTACGTTGCCTTTAATCACAATAACTCTCCAATGTACCTTTACGTCTTAGATCAAGTGTTGCACAATGTATGCCACCACTTAATGTTAAAGCATGTCTAAATTTGACTGGTACACTATCTATGCCGTGCTTATCGAGTTCTCTCATTAAAGGTTCTTGTTTGTCATCGCATATAATTGTGTTTTCGTTTACACTTAAAATATTTAAACCTATGTAAGGCGAACACGGAAATGGATAACCTTCTATTGCATTTCCTTGTACAACAACATCATCAAAATATATTTTGTCCCATTTTTTAAACATTTCAGGACAGTTGTCTTCGTTTACTCTTGAACTGTTTAGCAATACAAGTCCAGGACGTAATGGTATAATTGTGCTATCAAAGTGTGCATAACTGTAAAGTTTACTGTAATGTAATTTATATCCCATTGGGGTGAGGAGGCGTGATAACCAATTAAAGCCTTTCATATTACCACTGTTACTTACTTGATATAATAAATCTTTACCTACCCTTACTACGTTTGGTGCATCAAATATAATCTCATGATTAAGTAAAGTAGGTTCACTCAAATCTTCAAATTGATACAAGTCATCATGTAATTTAGGCTTAGGAGCATTTATCCATAATGCACCATCTTCAAATGCTTCGTATAGTATATCTTCGTATAATCTGTTTTCAAAATATCTTGCTCTCACAGGACTTGGTGTTTCTATTAGCATATTGCCTAATGGTAGAATACAATCTCTTGGACACCAACTATACCAGCCTTTGCTTTTCCAGCCTTGCCCTATATCAAACTCTGTATTTTCCCAATCTATAATTTTAGGTCTATGTACTTTGACACCCATTTTTGTAAGTGTGTCTGCTAATCCGTCGGCATCTTCATTTGCTTCGTCTATTACCCATTGCGGATATGGACCTTCAGGAGGTAATTCTTCTGGCTTTAGTGTTGCGTACCCAAAACTGTTTGCACTTCTATCTGCGGCTATTCTTGAATGATGGGCATGTCCTACAATTATTTCTTCTAAAGGATCCCAGTCATTATGAGAATTTATTATCATTGCGTCTCCTGTGTGTGCTATTTATTTAACAGTCACTCATGAAATCTGAAATACAGACTCTATAGTTATGTGGCACACCTCTGCTGAACTTAGAATGTCTTTCCTCATCTCCTAAGCCAAACAGCACTGTGTCTGTGTAAACTAAGTCTTCAAAGTCGCATGTTCTGTGATATTCCTTGCTATGTGTTTCCCAATTCCAGTCTGGTGAGAAGTTTTTCATAAAACTTACACCCAAAGACATACTGTGATGATTTTGATATCCTACATCATTAATCATGGTAATACCATCATCGATAGGCAATCTTGTAAATCTTATACCTACTCTGTGTGTCTCTAATGGAAAAAATGGTTTACTTAAACTAAAGCAAACTTCCTCAATACAAGGATAAGCATCTAAATCAATATCAATATTCTTACTGACTCCCCAATATGCTAAATCAAGGCACACAGGTATATCCATTGAATTACATGCTCGTAGTATAGAATGAAAGTCTGGGTGCATACAACCAAAATCACTAAATGGTAGCGAAATTAATAATGCATTACATCCTATACCTATAAATTGATCAGAGTTCCATTTGTCTATGTATGCAAATTCAACATGTTTTCCTTGGCATGCATGATATTGAAAGTCTCCACGCATTGCAATAATTTGCTTGTTTGTGCAGTGTCTTAGTATAAAATTGTCAAAGCATTGGCTTGTGCCTTGTGTGTAATGTGCATTTACAAAGTTATCTAATCCTTTTATTTGTTTATCGTTAGTGTAGACTATCCAGTCTCTCCAGGTAGATTCATATTCGTTAAAGTCTACTGGCGTATGTGTAACATTATTGTAATGATCTAATAGAATGCTACTGCGAATTGGCCTTGCGCCTTTTTGATAAAATTTTTGTTTCACGTAACTATTTACTCAGGCTTATATGTAGTAAATCAAAATCCTGATAAATAGTGTTATGCCAAGATTAAGTTTATGGAACCCGCAAAAGCAAAACGACTTCAAATTCATTGATAGAATTGTTGGAGAACACATCAATGCGGGTGGAACAGGCGTACATCTACACAAATATATAGGTATACAAGATATGCCTGACAGTGGAGATGCTACAAGACCAGGCGGTGTTGATACCACAGATATTTTTATACAAGACTTATTATTCTTAGAAAATAGGGATAGAAAGTATGATAAAAATATATATGAATTACGTGGTGCGTATCAAATGCAAGATAATGATGCATTTGATTTAACACAGTTTGGTGCATTCCTTGCAAATGATACATTATTCATGAACTTCCATATAGAAACTATGGTAGAAGCAATAGGGCGTAAACTTATGCCAGGTGATGTAATTGAGTTACCACATTTACGTGATGACTTATTACTTGGCAGTGATGAAGCCATAAACAGATTTTATGTAGTGCAAGAAGGCACAAGACCAGCAGAAGGATTTGATCCTCGTTGGTGGCCTCACTTGTGGCGTGTAAAATTAGGGCCAATATCAGATTCTCAAGAATACAGAGATATACTTGGCACTGGAGAAGAGGAAGGAGATCTCAGAAACATTGTTAGCAAATACTCAAATGAGATTGTTGTTAATGATGCTATACTTGAACAAGCAGAAAAAGATGTTCCTGCAGATCCTCACAGTAGAGATACAACACATTTATACTATGATGACGCAACTGGTAAACCACGAATAGATTTACAATGGGGCGATAACAACCAAGCACCAAACGGTGCTACCATAGTAGGCAGTGGAGAATCATTTCCAATTTCAGGTGTTACTGACGGTGACTACTTCTTGCGTACAGACTTTCAACCTAACAGATTGTTTAAAAAGTCTGGAACAAGATGGGTCAAGGTTAGCGATGACAACACCCATGCATGGGCGGCCGCTAACAGAGCATTAACATCATTTATAAACAACGACAATGCCTTTACTGATGATATGGGTAACAAAGTACCTGAAAAAACAAATCTCAGTCAAGTCATTAAACCAAAAACGGATACATAATGTTTGGAAAATTATTTAAGGATACAAAATTGGACAGAGAAGCAGTTTTTGAACAACTAAAAATAGACGAAGGAGTGGTAAATGAAATCTACCTCGACCATCTTGGATATGCAACTTTCGGCGTCGGGCACCTGGTATTGGAATCAGACCCTGAACACGGACAGCCAGTGGGAACACCAGTATCAGAAGAACGAGTACGTGAGTGTTTTGAAAAAGACCTCGACACAGCAATCAGCGAGTGTGAACTTCTATACGAAGAAGGGGTATTTAATGACTTACCAGACGAAGTACAGCAAATCCTTGTTAATATGATGTTTAACATGGGTAGAACTCGATTAAGCAAATTTAAAAAGATGCATGCCGCTATCTTAGAAAGCGATTGGAAAACAGCCGCAGTAGAAGGTAGAGACAGCAGATGGCACAAACAAGTTACTAATCGTGCAGAAAGATTAATGGAAAGATTAGAGAACGTCTAATAGGTTTAAACTATGGCAGGTAAACATTTAGATTATTGGTATGACGAACAGATAAAACGTTATCTAATTCAACTTGTCAGAATTTTCTCAAACTTTCAAGTTAGGGAATACACTGAAAATGGTGTAAACTATAATAGAGTTCCTGCACGTTACGGTGATATGAGTAGAATGGTTGCACACATGTTGCGTAACAATTCTGAGAATATTGTAAACAATGCTCCTCAAATTACTGTAACAGTGCAAAATCTTGCCAGGGTACCAGAAAGAATACAAGACCCTTTTTTGGTTGACACTACCCAAGTAGCAGAAAGACAATGGGATAGAGAGAACAATAGATACACCAGTGAACAAGGAGAATTGTATACAACTAAAAGATACATGCCTGTTCCTTATAATTTAACTATACAAGTTGATATTTGGACTACCAACACCGATACTAAATTACAGATACTTGAACAATTAATGATATTGTTTAATCCAAGTTTGCAATTACAAAGCAATGACAATCCATTAGATTGGTCAAATGTATTTGAGGTTGAGTTACAAGATATAACTTGGAGCAGTAGAAGTGTACCTGCAGGTGTCGATGAGCAACTCGATATTAGCACATTAACATTTTTAGTACCTATATGGATTAGTCCTCCTGCAAAAGTACAAAGACAAAAAATTATACAATCTATTGTTGCTGATATTCACAAAGTTCAAGATGTTTCCAATTTAGGCTTCTCAGAAGACATGTATGATTTCTTTGGTCAAATAGATGAAGAAGCCACAAATGTAATTACTCCAAACAATTATAAATTACAAGTTGCTAATGGACAAGCAACATTATTAACA